CACACGCGCGTGTGCCACGGTCCTACGCGCTGCGCGATTGATGTGTTGATGCTTAGCGCGTTCTGTTACACGTATGGCGAGGTTGTGATCTTGGGCCCGTCTGCAATCGTTGAGATTAGCGGCCGTGTTTGCGGCGCTTCGTTCAAAATGAACGCATCGGCGACGATTAGCGGATCTGCGCCGGCTGTGAAAAACACCGCCTCTGCCTGTAGGCTCGCGTCAAAATTTGACCGCTCAGGTAGCGCCGCGATCAGGTTGCTGCTGTCGAGCTGCATCACTGTCGCCGGCCGGTGCCGGTAGTAATCGAGCGCAGCCCGGATCGTAATCTGCCCCTGCCTCGTGCACAGCCACAGCCCGTAGCGGGATAGCTCGCCCTGCAGCCATGTAAGGGGCGGTCCTTGTGGCGTCGTCTCGACCGTGTGCACCAAAAACGAGCCGCTGGGCAGCGATGCGTTGAGCGCTGTAGCCGCATCGGTGAAACCCTGCACATCGATCAGCGACTCAGGCACTGCAAGCCCCCACGACTCTGGCAACGTGTCGGCGCTGCCGTTCGTGCCGGTGCCGGTGCTCGTGAGCACTGCCAGCGCCATCGATACTGGGTGCTTGTTGATGAAGCAGACCTCTTGCACAACGCTCCCGGCGCCTGCGTTTGTGCGTGTTGTGCCGAAAATTGCCGACGCGCTAACGCCTGTGAGGTTGTTTCCGCTCACGCCGGTGTACGTCACAATGTACGGATCTGCGCCGCTCACCGGTGTCACGAGCACAGCACCGGTCGCACTGGTTTCGCGCTGCATTGGTGGTGCGCTGGCAAATTGCAGCGATGTCGCGCCGCTGTTGAAGGCGCTCGACAGCGCGAGAGAGTTACCGGCGTCTTGGCAATTCGCGAACAGCGCTGCATCATTTGTAGACGGCGATGTGCGTGCGAGCGGTCGCGAGATCACGAGCGACAACGCACCCCAGCCTGACACGATGGACTGCGGCCCGATGCCGGACACGTCGCGCGACTGGCCTAAAATGATGCGCTCTGGCGCGATGATTCCCGCGCCTACGTGTTGCCGGGCCAAAATCTCGCACGCACTACCGCGTGGTAGCGCTGTAGCGATGTCGCGGCCCGACTCGATGCCGCACACAGCAAAGCGCCATTGAGCCGACGACACAGCAAACGACGGGATCGAGACGGATTGCGCCGACAACGCAAGCGCCGCACCCGGCGAGATTGCGGGGTCGCCTGCCGAAATTTGATCGCTGCGGACACTAAGCCCTGCCGCACCGGGCACGATCGTGAACGTCGGCACCTTCTGCGCTTCGAACGTCACACGAGCTGAGCGCGACAGGTTTGCGATAAACACTGGCGACCATGCCATCAGCGGCCCCCAAAACGTCGACGCTCCAGCATGGCGCCGGGTTGACCTGATGCGCCCGTGAGCGTGTCGCCGGAGTCATTGAGCGCCCACCATTCCGCGACGTCTTCCCGCAGCTCAAGCCGAAAATCAAACGTTTGACCGTTCGATGATGATGTAACGATCGGCGTTTCGAGCTGATCCTCTGGCATTTTGAGATGCGGGTAAAATGTGCGACGACGTACGAAAATCGACCCGCTATGATCGTAGTAGGTAGGCCGCTGCAACGTGATGATCTTACCTCCGCTCGTGCCGGAAATCACATTTGCCGCGCGGTGCACCTCACGCGCGCCCACAGGCGACCGAGACTGAAGCACAATCTCATCGCCTACCGCAACGTCGCCCGCGCTTGACCAGGGCAAATAGGTATTCGCGAGCACGCCAATTGCAGACGTGCCGCGCGGTGCTCCCGACACAGTGAACCCGCCCCATGCTGCAGTAGTGCCGACCGCAACACCGATTGAAAACCCAGCCAAAAGGTGCGATTGCAGCGACCGCAGCCCGCGTATTGCCTCGGCCTCGTCTGCGATCTCTGGCCGCAAATGCTGACGCGTGATCACGACTCTGCGCCAGTCGCCGTATAGCTGACGACGCATACCGCCTGCGATTGTTTCAGACGTCGCCGCGCTCACTTCCGGGTCATCGTCTTCAAGGGTCGTGATAAATCGCGGGATCGTGATCGTTTGCACGTTCCCGCTGCCCATCGGGTACCAATAGATCGCAGTCTGACTCATGATGCAGGCCGGATTGTGGTTGACGTCGCACGGCCATACGTGCCGTACTGTGCATCATACTGCGACGCGAGCGCGTCAAACGGATTTGATGCGGCTACGGTCTGCCGTCTGCGCGGCCGTGTGGACCTGCTGGACAGGCGATCTGCAGCGCGCGCGGTTGACCGCTGGCCGTCGGATGCGGTGCGTCCGCTGTTGAATCGTTCGCGTACATCATCAACACGCTCTCCGACAAACTCACCAGCGCGACCGCCGCCAATAGCGCCTAAGGAACCGAAGGTTAGCCCTGCTGCAGTGCCGAATGCCCGTCCCAGTCGCTCGCCACGTTCTGCCCGCGGGCCGGCGAAGATGTCGCGGAGCACTTCGCCGAGCGCGCGCGCCAAAGTCACCGGCAGCTCAACGAGCAGCGCTTTAAACAGATCCGGGCCTGCGTCGATTAGCGCCGGGATCAGCGTAGCGACCAAATCAACGGCAAATTGTGGCAACACCTCGCCGATAAGCCGCGGCAACGCCTCCAGCCCATCGATCAGGTCATCGCGCGTGCTGTTCAGCGCGTCCTCGATGCCCTTCGCGCCTGCCTGCCCAATCGTCTGCAGTCCTGACACCGCAGCGCCGGCGACACCCAACCCAGCAAGACCTGACGACGCGGCACCGCTGGAGATCGCGCCGCCAAAATCACCACCCAAAACCTGACCGGTCACACTGATGCCGGTTTGTGCGCCTTCGATGCGATCCGCGCGCGCTTGCGCGGTCGCTGCAATCGCCTCTGCATCGAGTGCCGCTTGGATGTCGTCGAACTGCGCATCGATGTTTGCGGCGCCGGCGCGCAACGACTGACCGAGCTCGAATGCAGATGCGCCAACCTCTCGCATAGGCCCGGCCGCTGCAGCCGCTGCAGCCGCCAAATCGGCCCGTGAGGCGCTCGCAACCGCTGCAGCCGTGTCGACACCTCCGCCGCTGCCGTCTGTGCCTTGTGTGGCCGTTATGACGCCTGCTGCGCTACCGCCGCGGATGCGTGCGCGACTGAGCCGCAATTGCGCAACACGTTGCGCGCCTTCGCCTGTCACGCCGCTGACAGCGCCGGCGATGCCTGCGGCTACAGCGTCACCGATTGCGACGCCAACGCCGCGCGATGCCGTTGCGAGCGCTGCTGGTGCCTCTGTGAGCGCTCGCCCTAAATTTGCCGCGGCGTCTGTCAGGCTGTCCAGCCCGCCTGAAAAGTCACCGCGCCCGATCGCCTGCAGTCCGTCAATCAGATCAGTGAGCGCATCGGCGAGCGTCGCGAGCGGTGCAAATGCGCTCGTAAATGACTCGCTCAAGCTGTCAAAAGCCGCAGACGCACCGCCCGACAGCGCAGCAAAGGCAAAGATCAGCTCATCGGCTACCGCGGAAAGCGCATCGGCACCGCCGACCGCATCAAAGAGCGACGCCTTCAGCCCATCGACCACGAGCGATAGCTCTGCGCTGGCGCGTTGCCAATCTCCGGCGCTTTTCGCGGCATTTGGGCCGACGTCGACGCCAAAATCGCGAGCAAGCGAAACAAAATCCTCCAGCTCGCTCCCGCTAAGGGCCTGCAGAAGGCGGCCGCCTGATTTGCCAAGAGTCTCAAGAGCCAGCGCAGTCCGCTCACCGCCGCTCTCCATACCGTTGAGCGCTGACAGCGTTTCGCGTAGCACTGCATCCGCGGTGCGCAAATTGCCTGCAGAGTCGACGACGTCAACGCCAAGAGTTGCGAACGCTTCTGCAGTCCTGTTGCCGCCTTCGGCAGCTTGCACAAGCCGGCGCCCAAATTGGTCAAGCCCTGGCGTTAGCGCCGAAAATGCAAGACCTGAGCCCTCCGCGGCGAGCCGTAGCCCCTGCAGTGTGTCTGTGGCGATGCCAGATCGTGTGCTTGCGTCTGTAATGTCGTTGCGCAGATCGGCGATCTCTTGCCCAAACGCAACCGCAGCCGATGTAGCGGCCGTGAGGGTGCCCACAAGCGCGCCAACACCGAGCGCACCCACAAGCCCACCCACACCGGCCGTGAGCCCGCCAACGCTTGACAGCGCCCCGGAAACGCCGCGGGTGAGCCCGGCAAGCCCGCCCGATGCCTTGCGGCCCTCTTTGCCCATGCGGTCAAGCTGTCGGCCGGTCTGTGCAGACTCATCGCCCAGGTCATCAACCGCGCGCGCGGTTTGCTTCGTCTGGTTTTCGAGCTGCTGTGAGCCCTTGACCGCAGACGCGGTGCCGGTTTTTGTTTTGTCTGTGAGGCGTACGATGTACTCAACAATTCCGCTGGCCATCAGGTCACCTCAAGAGCCAGGGACCGACATCGTCCACATGACGCCGTCACTGTTGCGCTGCAGAAATTGCCGCTGTGTCTCGACTGCTGCCGCGGCGCACGCACGCGAGAGCAGCAAATCGAGCCAGAGCGCAACGATCGGGTCATCATCTGGCCTCGTGAGCCATCGGCCCGGCGTCGTCGCAAACCGGCGCGCCGTTTCGTCGATCATGTGAATCAGACGGGGATCGCTGGCGAAATCGGCGCGCACGCAGTGCTGCCTCTGCATAGCGGCCCATGGCATGGCCTGCGATCCATCCAAGATCGTCCTCTGTCAACCATGTGACATGCAGGCGGCCTGCAGATGGGTCGTGATCGGCCTCGTTCAGCACGAGCCGGATCGGCATCTGCTCGCCGTGGGGTTCGCGCACGTAGCGCACTGCCAGACACGCGATAATTTGGATGTGCTCCCGATCTCCGCGGCTTAGCTCTCGCTCTGCTGTCTTCGGATCCTGCGACGCGGCGACGAGCCCAAACAGCGTACCCGCGTACTCTGCAAAATCGGCCGGCTGTAGCGGCACAACGCCAAATTCAAGCGGCCGATCACCACCGACAAGACCAGAAGTCTTTAACCACGTAGGCGCGGTCATGGCGGCGAGATCGATCATGAGTCCTCGGCGTTAGCGTCGTCGTTGACAAGCACAAATTGGACTGGCGGATCAGTGCCGTCATCGCGGCTTTCAAAAATGGCGCTCTCTTCCACGAGCCCGACCGATTGAGCGGCGAGCGTCACGGCCTCTGGTACCTGCGCATTGAAAAGGTTGATGCGGAATTGATCAGTGCCAGACGTAAACGTGATGTCACCGTCTGACTCTGTGCCTGCGGTGTTTGCGTCGGCCCAATTGTCGTTGCTTTTGTAGCGGGTAACCGTCATGCGCGCGTTTCGGATACCGGTGACGGCTGCACCCGTGATTGATGCAGAGCCAAAACCGCGCAGCCCCTCAACAGCGTTTTCAAGATCAAGCGAGATCGATCGCGGCGTGTAGTCCACGGAATTCCAGCGCCATCGGTTGGCCGCGTGGCTCAAGACCGGATCATCGTGCGCCGGTAGCGATGGACTCGGCGCGCTGCCGGGTGTGCTCGACATCGCCACAAAATTGATAGCGAGGCGCAAGATGCCGGGCGTCTGCGCGGAAAGCGTTGCAGAGGTCACACGAGCGCCGGCGATCACGTCACCGCGCTGCAGCGCTCCTGTCGTGTTGAGCGTGTCGCGCGCGGTGCGGAACGTCACGGCCGGCGGCTCTGCGCCTGGAGCCAGCGTGTGAGTGTAAGGCCCGGCGCCGGTCGTGGCCCATGTCCCGCCGATGCAGGCGCGGAGAAATGACGCAAGCGATCCGTTCTCGTAGTAACACAAGATCTCCATGCTACCGCTCACCTCGACCTGCTCCAGATACCGCGCTTTGAGGTAGCTTGTGCCGCCCAGGCTGAGATCGTCGATGCGTGCGCGTGTGCTCGCGACGTTGAGAGTCAGACTTGCGAGACGCGCAGTGCGAGCTGCAGCCACCGCGGTGCCCTCGGTCGACTCGAACCCGATACCGACGCTCGCGTTGCGTCCCAAAATGACAGACATGATCAGCTCTCCTCTGCCGTTTCGGCAACACGCCGCGCGGCGAAAACAAACACGCGGTCGAGGGTGGTCGTAACAGTAATTTCATCGATGTAGTTTTGGCCGTCAACACTGCCCGTGAGGTACATCCAGACCAGCGCCCGGCCGTCGTATTGACTGACGCGCGTTTTTGCAGGCGTGTTGCCGCCTACGTACGGCGTGCCGCCGTTGCGGGTCTCCACAGTCACCGCAGCGATCTCCTCGAAATCCGATTTGCCCTCAAGCGGTCCCGCCTGTTTTGCAAGATGATCGGACACGTCAAACACTACGTAGCCCGACTGGCCCGGCGGCCACGAGTATTGAGCTTGTGGAACGTCGTTGTCAATCAGCAGCGACTGCGCTTGGATAATGATCGTAGCCGGTGCTGGTTTGCCGCTAATTACGCGGCCAGCTTTGGCGCTCGTGACGCTGAATGATGTGGCCGTGTCGACTGGCGACGCGTCTCCAAAATAAAGCCACGCGATCACAGTCGCGTCGGCGCTTTGCGGGCTCCAATCGTTAATTTGCAGCACTGCCGAGCGGGTAGCGTGATCCCACGTCTGACGCGACCATGTCAGGCGTGTGAACCCGTCGGCGTCTGTGAGCTGCAGATCATGCCCGTTTGTCGAAACCTGCGACCAGAACAGCCCAAAATCAGCCGGGATCGTGATCGATGCGTCAATAGTAGCCGCGCCGCTGTTGTTGTTGACGGCGACTGGCACGCGAAACTGCTTATTGTCGTCGTACCAGCTCATTAGATCCTCGCCCAAAAAAGCTCAACCGTCATCGCTACGTATGCGTCGCGCTGCCGGCCGTCGACCTCTGGACCGGTCACAATTTCAGTTGAGACTGAGAGGTCATGCACCGCAGCAGAGCCGAGCGTGCGCGATGCGTGCAACGCGCGGATGATGTCTGCCTCTAAGTTGTTTGCTGCCTGCACTGCAGCGCCGGGCGTCGCGCCACCTGTGACGACGCCCACGAGATCGACGCTCATGGTTTGGCCGTATTGGGACAGGTCTGCGCCCGCGCCGTTGCGGATGTCTTGACGCGGCCCCAGATGGAACGCGACATACGGGCGCACGCGGGAGATTGGCGGCCCGTCAAGATCGAGCTGCTCGACCTGTCCAGTGCCAGAGAGGTTGTAGGTAAACGATCCCGTGCCGTCGATGGTCTGCAAAACGGAGGTCATCGCGCTCGCGATCGTGTTGCGGTTAGTGGGTGCGCTCATTGCGTGTTGCCGACGTCAAAAGCCACTTCGATCGCGTCGCTCAAACGTCGCGGCGTCTCTGCCTGAGTTGCACGGAACGCATCGCGGGCAAAGTGCGACGGCGGAATTTCAACCTCTTTGCGCAGCCACCAGCGGCCCACGTTTTTGCCTCCGACGCGCTCAAGAAGCACAGCCTTTGCGCTCCTGCCGCCGCCGCCTTGGATCAAATGAAACCACAACGGCCGAGGATAGTCGCGCGGCGATGCAAACCGCGGCCTTCCGGCTGGGGTTTTCGTGCTCTTGTCAGGAATCGCGAGCCATTGACGGTTGACCGGTCGCACTGTGCCGCCTTCGTTTTGTATGCGCGCGTAAATAACGTTCGCCGCACCCTGCACGCGGCCACCCGCAGACAACACAACCGACAGCGGCGAGCCCTGCACAGTGCGACCAAAAAGCGAGAGCTGAGACGATACGCCCTCGACCGCGGCAACCGTGCGGCCCGTTTGGATTACGCGACCGGCGATCGAGCGCCGGAGGTTGCCGGTAGGCTTATTCAGCCGAGTCGTTGCGTTGTCGACCGCTCGCGATTGCATGCGCAGTGCAAGAGCAGCCGCTTTGCGCTGCAGCACCCGTGCAAGCCGCGGCCCGGCTTCGCTGCACCTACGTTCCCACTCTTCTGGGGTCAACGTTTCCGCCATCACGGCACCGCGAGACGGTAGTCGTACAGCATTTCGCGCACTTCAGGCAGCAACGACAGCGGCGCAACCGAACGCGAGCCGGCGCGTGTGCTCGTGCTGTCTGAGCCCGCTGCGGATGTGTTGCCGATTTGGTGAATTGCTTGCACGATCGCGGCCTCTGTCAGCACCGGGTGCGACGCAGTCACGTACCCGGCCGACACCACAACGCGATTGGCTCGCGGTAGCTCAGACCAGCTATGCGTCGCACCTACGAGCAGCTCGACCCGGCGACCGTCGGCGACGTATTCGGCTGCTGTCAGTAGCGTATCGCTGCCGTAATCCTGCTCAGGGTCCACGTGCACCGATGCAATCGACAAAATCGGCGGCGTCGGTAGCGTTGCGATTGCGCGATCTTGCTCGATGCCCAGGTCATAGCGGCCCGGCAGCGTTGTGTAGGTCGCTGCCTCCATCGTTTGCGCGCCGCTGTCAGGCAGCGGATGCCCGCAGTATCGCGCAAACGCGCTGTCAATGCGTGCAATCAGCGCATCGATCGTGCTGTCATCGGCTGTCGACAGCCCTGGTGCAAGCGCGCGCACTTGTGCTGCAGTCGCGAGCGCCATCACAGACCCCGCGCGATGTGTTGCGCCCGTTGGTCGATCGCGTAAACGACCGACGGCCGCCGCTGGTCGCGCATTTCTGCACGACGCAACGGGGCCAAATGCTGATCAAGCAAGCCGGACGAAACCTGCTCGATCACTGATCGCGCCTCGCCCACAAGCGCCCGCAAAGGCACTGCAGGTGCAGAGCGTGTGCCCCGTATGGCGCGATCAATCACCATCAATCGGCGCGCACGCGCTGGAGTGTGACGGCGACAGTGCCAGCGACAGCAACACCAGAGCCGGCTTTAGTCAGAGCAATCTTGACTGCGCCGCCCTCTGCTACGAGATTGGAGCCAGCTCCGGAAAGCGTCATAGACGCCACTCCGCCGTCTGCGATTGTCCCAGTGCCTGCGACGTTCGTCGTCATTGAGCCAATCGAGACGCCAGCAACAGACGCGGTGAACGTTTTGTTGTTGCTGTTGTCTGCTGTCACGCCGCCGTCGGACACGTAGTCAACAGCGGTGACCTTTGCCTTGCCGCCGAGACGATTGACGCAAAACAGGTCATCGACGTTGCCAGCGGTTGCGCTGTTCACAGGGATGTAGAGCTGCGCGGTGTAGAATTCGTTGGATTGAGACATGATAGCTCCTCAGGTGGCCATGTTGAAGGCGTAGCGGACAGCCTTGTCGGCACTCTTGCTCATGTCCTTGAAACCTACGCGCTGACGCGCACGCATGTAGGTTCCGGCAACCGTGATGTCATTTTGCAGGCTGACAGTCGCGCCGGCCCGCAGCACGCGGCGGAACATGTTGCGATTGAGCACGACGTAACCGGTCTTGGTTTTCGTCACGTTGTCGTAGACGCCCGATGCGTTGAGATCGGCGCTCATGGCGTCGGTCATGATGATCGGGTGGCCAGCGATGCTTGCGACCTCACCGGTAGCGATTGGCGCGCGGTTGCCGTAGTCATTGGCGCTGACGATGCCGGACAACCCGACAAAGTTCTTGAGGTAGCCCTCTGGCGAGGTGATGATCGGCATATCGCCGGGCACGGACCGCGGACCGCCTACTGCGTTGATGTCGCTAAACAGGGTCGAGAGGCTGTGTGTGCTACGGTCGACGCCGTTGCTGTCGTCGAGAGCGACAGCACGCAAGCCGAGGAAGGTGCGCCGGTAGTCGATCGATCCAACGTCATGCGCGCCGAAATAGCCGCGGGTGTTCCAGCTCGCAATCGTGTCTTGGTGGGTTGCAGCGGTGTCGCCATTCATCAGGCAGAGACGCAAACCCATCGCGAGACTGCGACTGATGGCGTCGCGGATGAACGGGAAGGCGGCCACGATGCTGTCGGCGCTCGCATCCTCGTGGATCAGCACCATGGTGTACATCGGCGAAGCGCTCAGGGTGAGCTTGTCAGTGCCTACGGTCGCCTTTGCGAGCGCTGCCGGGTTGTCACCCGATGCGCCGCCGCCCTTATAGGGTACGGGGTAGGCGTTCCCTACTGGCAGCTCGACCGATTCAGACGGAATCGTGATGCTGTCAAACAGGTTGATAAATCCGTCCGGGTCGTATTCCTGACACTGCCACATGGGCGAGGCGAGGAGCGGAGTCGGGATAAACTCGCCGCCGCTGCCGTTTTGATCGTCCCATGCGCGACGGATCGGGGCGGGCATACGCGACCATGCGCGCTGCACCCGTTCCCAGGCTTTGGTCTCTTTGCGGATCACCGATTCACGGTAGCCGGTGCCGCGATGATCGAACGCGTCGCGACCGTGGCGCGCAACGGCGACCACGTACAGCGATTCGGTTGCCTCAATGAGGTTGCGGTGCGCGTCGTTGAGCGGCTGGGTCGCGAGGAGCCCGCTGGTGTCGCTGCGGAAGAGCGCCGGGTCGTCGGAGTCGTGCCCGCGCAGGAACACGCGGCCGTCAGTGTCGATGAAACGCTGACACAGTTCCTTGTCAGATCCGCCAACGGTGGCCATCGGGTCGTGGCTTGCCGCCTTCGCCT